CCCGATCATATAGCACCGGCCACGTAAAACCCTCAACAGGCTCTAGATACGCGAAGTCCTCATTCGCCACTAGCCGGAATTGGTTTACATTAATCTCTTGCTCGGCATTGTCAGCGTCAAAATAGGCCACGCTTCGCAGCGCCTTCACCGGCACAAGCGGGATATTGATAATCCCGGTCGGCACGTAGCGAAGCGCATACGTCCAGATTTGCTCGCCAACCGCCTTGCCAAGCATACCCTCCGGCCCGTCAATCATCTCAGTGACAGCCGCAATCAGCGCCGTGATATAGCTATCGCGGTCGCTATCCACATACTCAAGATGCGCTTTAGCCTCTGCCAAAGTCAGCAGCGGATCAGGTGCAACCGTCATAGTCAGAACATGGACTGGCAACGTCCAATGCGGGTTGCCGTGATTGCCACCTTGCGGCATTACTTAGCCGCCTTTTCAACCTTCGGCGCTTTGATGGGCTTTTCCTCGCTTACAGCGCCCACAGCCTTAGCCGCGATTAGCAATTCAGCGGGACAATCTTCGCCCGGCATAAAAATGCGCGGATAAATTTCGCCATCAATAACGCCCGAGAACTCTTGCGAAAACTTCATTTCAGCAACTCCAAAGGTAACGGGGGGCGCGAAGCCCCCCGCACCATTCATCAAGCAGCGATATTCAGCGCCTTGAGTGCTTCCGGGTTAAGCAAGCCGCCGCCTACACGCTTGGTCGTGTAGAACTGGACGTAGGGCTTGTTGGTGTAGGGATCGCGCAAGATACGGGTGCCGACGCTATCAACGATCAAGTAGCCCTGATCAAAGTCACCGAACAAGATTGGCTTCGCAGCCGCTGCAATGTCAGGCATCGCAGGAACTTCAACCATGCCGTAACCCATGAGGGTCTGCGGCATCCCGGCCTGATAGGACGGCTGCCACAGATAGTTGCCGTCGCCATCCTTAAGCAGCTTGACCGCCTTCATAGTGTTGCGGTTCATGACATAACGCGCATTGCCAGTAAAGGACGAAGGCAGCGAATAGGTGAAGTTCACAAGCCCGTCAGACGTCAGCGCAGCAGCCGCACCCGAATTGGTAGCGAGGATCGCGCCGAACGGGTGAGCCGCAGCGTTGGTGCCGCCGGTCACATAGGTCAGGACGCCGTTGGGGCGGTTGTTCGCACCATTGCCCGAAACGAACGCCAAGTTTTCCTGAAGCGCGAACTCGGCCTGCACTTCACCCGCAAGCCAGCTTTCCAGATCGACAAGAGCGTCGTCCAGAAGCTGCTGAGTAGCAGCGGGATTGGCGTAGATTTCGCCAACGCGATAGGCGAGCGAACCCATCGTGGGGGTTGCCGTTTCGGTGCGAGCGGTGGTTTCACCAACCCAACCCGAAGCCGTGCCCCGCAGGTTGAACAGCTTCGAAAAGCTGCCGGTGCTGATAGTCTGGACGCGGCAAATCTGACGCATCCGCGACACTTCAATCAGCTTGTCTGTGATGGTGCGATCCCATTCGGTCGGAGCAAGATAGCCGGCTTCCGCATCCGCACCCTTATTCAGGGATGCCTGCACATCACCCTTGCGAACGTGCATCGAAAACGCCTGAGTATACTCAGGGTCACGAACACTAGCACCGCGCCCGCCATCCATTTCAGCAGCCGTGGCGCGCGCGTTCATTTCGTCAATTGCAGCCTGAAGGTCAGTAACGGTCGCATTAACCTTGTCCAGTTTGTCGCGGGTCACAACGTCATCGAACTTGGCTTCAACGCCCTTGATTTGCTCGGCGTGCGCGTCCTTGAAGGAAGCAAACGCGCTCTGCAAATCAGCAATGATGCTCTTGGGATCGGATTCAGCGCGGGCCGAAAGAATGCCGCGCGCATAGGTCTTCGAGATATTCATAACAGTTTCCTTAAACCTTAAGGGTTTGAATTAGGGACGCAATGTCCCCCGGTTCAAAGCCAGCGTTCGGCGTAGCTTTCTGTTCAGCAGCGTTCGGCGTGCCAAGCGCATCCCCAAAAAGCTTGCGCCGCTCGACACGCGGGACACCTGCTTTAGCGAGGGTAGCATCTAGGCGAGAGCGCGCATTACGCGAAGCGTCATCGCCGGTTTCCTGATATTCTGGAATATTAAAAGTGCTGTCTGCAAATCCATCCTGAATAGCACGCTCGGCCCGAAGCCAAGTTTCAGCCGCCATCATGGCCTTAATGTCATCAACGTTACCACCAGTGCGTGCCACGTAAATGTCAGCCATGGCAGCGTCAAATTCAGCAAAAGTGGAAGCCGCCTCACGCATGTCGTCCTGATTGCCAACAACAACGCCCCAAGAATTGTGGATCATCATCATCGAGCCTAGGCCCATCTCGATCTCATCGCCAGCCATCGCAATGACAGAAGCCGCCGATGCTGCAAGGCCCATAACACGCACAGTCACCTTTGCAGGATGCTCGCGAAGCAAGTTGTAGATAGCTAGCCCCTCGAACATATCGCCGCCGGGTGAATTGACGTTGACGGTGACAGGCTTAGTCCCGATATTGCGGAGAGCGCCAGCAACGCGACGCGCGGTCATACCCTCGCCAGTCCACCAATCCTCGCCGATAGTATCGTAAATTGAAATAACATTGCCTTCCGCCTCTGCGGCTCGCGGCTGAAACTTATCCAAAGCACAAGCGGGCGCATCCGGCTGATAAAAAGCCGGTCGCTGAAATGCCTTAACCTCTGGTAGCTTGCGCAGCGTCATCTATCAACCTTCCGTAGCAGTTGCTACAATAGCAGAATCTTGGCGATTATCAAGAAGCCCGTCCCCGTCAGGATGAACGCTCATTCCAACGTGCTCTCGCGCCTCGTTCGGTGTCATCCACGGCCTATGCCCACCGGCACCCAAAGCGCGGGACAAGAACTGGCCCTGATCGTTCAATGTCCCGCGCAGCAATTCACGTTCATCAAAATCAGGAAATACAGAACCGCGCTCGGAAAGCGGGACAAGGGAGCGCGTAATTGCCTGCTCCCAAACGGAAAACCACGGCGCAAGGCCAAACCTGACAAACAACATCGCGAGCTGTTCAATGCCGCTCCCCCATGACGTGTCATCCATAAACATAAGTGGGCGGGGAACGCCAAAGACGCGGCCAATGGCCTCTGTAAGTTGCGCACGCGATTGCACCATCTGCGCATTTTCAGCGGTGGCAGGTGGAAACTCGCGTTCCATGCCCTCCTCTAAAACCATAACTTTACCGGCATTGCCAGCGCCGCTATAGCCGCTTTCGTATGTTTCTTTAAGCCTGCGAGCCGCTTCAGGCGTCAGCTTCGATGGATGCTTAAGCGCAACCCCGCTAATCACCCCGTTTTTATAGAGGCTGTTAGCGGCCATCTGCTGCTGTGTCGCGGTCTGGATAATATCGCCAGCCTTTTGAATGCGGGAAACCCCCTGATCGGCCTCAACAGAAAAGCCGCGCAAGTGAAACATATCTTCTGGCCGAACCGTCAAGCTTTCATTGCGCGTGTTAATTACGCGATATCGAACCGGAAACATCCCACCGTCAGTTTCAACCGTTACATGCCGGGGATCGACTGGAACAAGACCTGTAACGCGGCCAAGCGTCCGGGAAATACGCGCATAGGCGTTGCCATGGAGCAGCACCCATCCCTGCATAAGCTGCTTAAACTCATGCGCCGTTTGCCAAGGGTTGGGCTGATAGCGCAGCAAATTATAAAGCGGGTGATCCTCGGCCTGCACCACTACGCCCGCCGCGTTGCGCCGCTTTATTTCAAGCGGCAACATAGCGATACTACCAGCCACCAAATCACAGGCGCGCAACACCGCATCATTGCGAAGCGCATTCTGGACAGAGCTTTCAGTATCACCAAACCTGACAAATTCGTAAAAAGCAGGCGCTTGCATGTCACCAAGCGCAGCGGCTTGCGGCGCAGTGGCAGCGGAAGGTGGGCCGAAAATGAAATTAAAGATGCTCATTAGATGACCAAAATTCCGCGATCCTCATAGACGCTAGGCCCATCGGACTGACCGCCTTTGACCTCAACACCGCTAGCCATTGCAAGAGCCTGCATACCGTCGATCCTGCCCGTCGCCTTTGACTTATCCAGCTTGCGGTTCCCGGCGGGGTCGGGAATAGCCACGGCATTAGCCGCACACATAGTTAGCACAGGATGCCCCCCATGCGCAACCCTGCCTTGCAACAGGTCAGCCTCTAGCGCGTCTAACGCGGGCGACATAGACATATAACCTTGCCCGAACGGCTCTAGCGGCAAATCAACGCCAGCAATCTCTAGCGCCGCCTTCATGCGATCCATGCGCCAACGGTCAAAGGCGATCTGCGCAACATCCAATTCGCCGCATATCTCGCCAATATCCCGCGCAACAAAGGCATAATCAATCACGCTACCAGGTGTCGTCCTCAGCAGGCCGTCCCGAACCCAAACATCATAGGGCGCTCTATCCCGCTTACTTGCCTCCTGCACCGCATTGTGCGGCATCCAGAAATATGGATGCACGTGCACATCGCCATCAGCGTCACGGCCAATCAAAACAAACGCGGTCAAGTCAGTGGTAGCGGACAAGTCCAGACCGCCATAGCAAACAAGCCCCTTCAATTCCGCAGGCGCACGGTTGCCCAGCTTCCACACGTTCGGAGACACAAACGGAGAAACCATATTGACCCGCTGATTAAGATACAGAACCCGGAAGCCGCTCTCGCTTGACGGCATCCCTACCGCATCCTTGGCCTTTTCCTCAATATCCCGCTGCGATCTAAACAAGCCCATCGCCGGGTTTGCCATCGCCCACGCCTTCGGGTCTGTCAGCCCGCAATCATCCGGCGCGGTGTATAGGTGCAAAACGGTTGACGGGTTTGGACTGCGTATCGCATTGTCAATTTCAATCGAAAGCAAGTCGGCATCAGTTGGCGCTTGCGTGCTGATAATGAAAAGCATCGCGTCATCATAAGCGCCCTGCCCGGTTGTCAGCGCCTCATAAAAAGCGTCATACGGCCCTTTGATCTGGCCTGCCTCATCCATGATTGCGACCATAGGCGAGCCGCCGTGGTTAGTAGTCCCTTCCGCTGCCAGCGCGCTATACTCGACATTCATCATTAGCCCGACGATAGTCTTACTCGACGGCACCAACCGGCACAGCTTGGGCAAGGTGGGCGAAAGCTGGATCATCTTGGCAGCGTAATTGTAGACTTCAGCCGCCTGCTTGCGCGATCTCGCGCCGGAATTGATCCTGCTATTCTGGATAGCCTCAGGCCCGCAAACAAAGCACAGCACAATACAAGCAATCGTAGCGGTCTTTGAATTTTTGCGTGCCATCGACAAGATGGCCTTTTTCGTTCCCGCCGGATTGTCAAACACCGAATAGAAAAACGCTTCTTGAAAAGGCGCGAACTTGATCGGCTGTCCAACTAGCGGCCCCTCCGGCACTCGCGCGTGCCGCTCGCAAAACGCCATGCACTTTTCTGCACGCGTCATTTGTTCGACAGGCAAGGCCCGCCAATTGCGCAGCACAGGCACTGGCCCGCACTTTACCGCAGACAATACGCTATCGGAAAGCTTTGGTTTGCGTGCCATCGCTTAGTGCGGGCGGGCAATGAGAGGATCGTCCAGCGGGTTATCCGCTTCGACATTGCGAGCAATATCCCGCCGCTTTCCAACGTCCCGCGCCTCGCCCCCTTTCGCGCGCGCGTGAAGGCTAAGATTGCGCCTAAGCGACATAACAGAATTTGTCAGGTCGCGCGATACGCCATGGCGGGGATTAACAACACTTTTTCCGCCATCCATCGCCAGAACGTAACCTTCAACCCGCAGGCTATTTCGCTCGCGCTCTAGATCAGCCATCGACTTAGCCAACTGCGCCGCAACCTCTAGTTGATGATCCGTCCATTCGATCTTGGGGAACTCGGCAACCACAGAATGCCAATAGGGCCAATCCTCGTCGCTAAGCAAAACGTGACTAGGCGGCGCAATTTCCCGCACCGCCCCCTGCATAACCTTCACCGCCGCCGTTGTGCTGTCAATTCTCTGCTTGCGTGTCATGCCGATCTTATAGCCCTTCCGGTGCCGTTAATCAAATGGCCGGGTTTTCTGTATTAGCACGAAAAAACGGG